TATTGTTTTAATTCAAACCGAATTATCCTTTACTACTAATCCTCAAACATTAATTACTGAACTAAAATTAATAATCGACAGAGATAATTTAAAAGCTTATTAACTTAATATTTATAAACAATGAAACCATCAGATTTTAAAAAAATTATTAAAGAGGCAGTAAAGGAAGCTATTCAAGAAGAGTTGAAAGATATTCTATTGGAAGCTGTTCGTGCCCCTAAAACAATTGTTACGGAGTCAATCAAAGACACTTATGCTCAACCACATCTTTCAAAACCAAAACAATTAACTCCATCTGAAAGACAAGCAATGTTTGGAGGTATTTTAGAAGAAATGCAAACTGGAGGAGCAGCTACAACTGCTTATGCTGGTAATTTCCAAGTAAATGGACCAGTAGATGCTATTAATGGAGCATTACCTGAAGGTAGTGTTGGATTAGATCAAATTATGGCTTTAATGAGTAAATAATGGCATTTGGAGCTAAGAAAATATTCCCTATAGATACCCAACCAGGAACGGCTGTTGGGGTGGATATTCCTTTTAATGCTCCTGCTGTTTTTAAACCAAATTATACGACTCAAGCTTCAATAAAAAATAATTTAATTAATTTCTTTTTAACAAATAAAAACGAAAGATATTTAAATCCTATTTTTGGGGGTAATTTAAGAGCATTTGTATTCCAACAAATAGCTGAAGGTAGTATAGAATATTTAAAACAAGATATCCAATCCCAATTGGGAATTTATTTTTCAAATGTAATAATAGAATCTTTAGAAGTATTATCAAATACAGATAATAACCAAATAGATATTATTTTGAAATATAGTATAAAAGATACGGGATTAACAGACACATTACAATTAGCATTTATATAATGGCTACTAAAAAAAGAAATATAACCTATATTAATAAGGACTTTAGTGAACTAAGGGCTAGTTTGATTGACTATGCTAGAACTTATTTCCCCACTACTTATAATGATTTTTCTCCTACCTCTCCGGGTATGATGTTTATGGAAATGGCTGCCTATGTAGGTGATGTTTTATCATTCTATATGGATAACCAAATTCAAGAAAACTTCTTACAATATGCTCGTCAAACAAACAACTTATATGAGTTAGCTTACATGTTTGGTTATAAACCAAATGTAACTCAAGTAGCTACTACTGATGTAGATTTTTATCAACAAGTTCCTTCAATATTATCTGGTTCAACATATTTCCCTGATTTTAGTTATGCTTTATTTATTAATAAAGAAGCCCAAGTTAGATCAGCTACAAACAATGCTATTTCATTCTTAATTCCAGATCCTGTTGATTTTTCAGTTTCAAGTTCAGGTGACCCAACAGAAGTGTCAGTTTATTCTGTAAGTGGAGGAAACCCAACATATTTTTTATTAAAGAAAACAAGACAAGCTTCTTCAGCTACTATTAATACTACTACCTTTAATTTTGGAGTTCCTATTCCTTTTTCAACTGTTGATATTGTTGGGAATAATATAATTGGTATTTTAGATATAGTTGATTCTGATGGAAATACTTGGTATGAGGTAGATTATTTGGCTCAAGAAACAGTATTTGATTCTATTAAAAATACAAATACAAATGATCCTAATTTATCACAATATTCTGGAGATACTCCTTACTTATTACAACTACAATTAATTCAAAGAAGATTTGCTACTCGTTTTGTAGATTCAACAACACTACAACTTCAATTTGGATCAGGAACTACATCAGATAATGATGCTGAAATTATTCCTAATCCAGATAACGTAGGTTTAGGATTACCTTTTGGACAAAGCAAATTAACAACCGCTTTTTCACCTTCTAATTTTATATTTACAAATACCTACGGTATTGCACCTTCTAATACTCAATTAACTGTTAGATATTTAACTGGTGGGGGTTCTATTTCAAATGTTCCCTCTAACGATTTAACAAATTTAACAGCAGATATTCAATTTTTAAATTCAAATTTAAATCCTGTAACAGCAGATACTATATTTAACTCACTAGCAGTTACAAACGCGTTAGCAGCAGACGGAGGTGGGGATGGAGATTCAATAGATGAAATCAGACAAAACGCTTCAGCCAATTATGCTTCTCAATTACGTAACGTAACTCAAGATGATTATTTAGTAAGAACGCTTTCAATGCCTGCTAAGTATGGAGTTGTTGCTAAAGCTTTTATTGAACCAACTAAAGCACAATCACAAACAGCAGGACAAAATGCCTCTATTTTAGATTTATACGTTTTAACTTTTGATATTAATAATAAATTAAACACAGCATCTCGTGCTTTAAAACAAAACATTACTACTTACCTTTCCCAATACAGAATGGTCAATGATGCTGTTAATATTAAAGATGCTTTTATTATAAACATAGGAGTTAATTTTGATATTATTATTTTACCTAATTTTAATAGTAATGAGGTTTTATCTAAATGTATTTTAGCATTACAAGATTTCTTTGCTATTAGTAAATGGGCAGTTAATGAACCTATTGTATTAAGAGATCTTTATATATTATTAGATGCTATTGAGGGTGTTCAAACAGTTAAATCAGTTAACATTACTAATTTAGTAGGGGAAAATTTAGGATACTCACCTTATGCTTATGACATAAATGGAGCTACAATTTCAAATGTAGTTTATCCTTCACTAGACCCGAGTATTTTTGAAGTAAAATACCCAAATACAGATATTCAAGGAAGGGTAGTAAATTTATAACAACATGGCAGTATTAAAGATATTTCCCGAAAAAGACGCTACATTATATTCTCTATTCCCTAATATGAATACGGGGTTAGACGAAATAGTTGAAGCTACTCTTACAACATTTGCTTACTCAAATCCAAATCCACAAGCAAGTAGATTTTTAGTTCAATTTTCTGATGCTGATATAGCTTCAGCTATTACTTTAATTCCACAAAGTAAATTTAACAATAATAACTGGAAAGCCCAATTACAATGTTTTGTAGCTACAGTTACAGGTATTGCTGTTGATACTACTGTTAATTGCTTTCCAGTAGGAGTTTCTTGGGGTATGGGAACAGGACGTTACTTAGATGATCCTATTTCAACAAATGGTACATCTTGGATTTGGGCAGACTATTCAGGTAGTACAGTATGGACAGCAAGTGTTCCAACAGGAGCTACTGCCTCATACACTTCATCAGTTTTTCCTGGAGGAGGTGTTTGGTATACAGGTTCTCAATATACCTCGTCCGTTACTTTTACTTATAGAACAGATAAAGATCTTAATCTAGATGTAACAAATACTGTTAAAGCATGGGCAACCTCATCAGGAGCTGTTCCTAACCAAAAAATACCTAATTACGGATTCTTATTAAAACAAGAATTAGAATGGGTAAATAATAAAGATTACCAACCAGAATTAAAATATTTTTCTGTTGATACCAATACAATTTATCCTCCTGCTTTGCAAATTAGTTGGGATGATTTTGTATTTAATACTGGTTCCTCAACACAAACAATTTTAAATACACTCCCAGCAACAATTACCTTAGCTCAAAATCCCGGAGTATTTTATAGTGAAAGTATTAACAGATTTAGAATAAATGCCCGACCTGAATATCCAATCCAGTTATGGCAAACTCAATCAGTTTATCTTAATAACTATTATCTACCAACGGCCTCTTATTGGGCTGTTAAGGATTTAGAAACAAATGAATATATTGTTGCTTTTGATTCTACTTATACTAAATTAAGTGCCGATGCTACCTCTAGTTATTTTGACTTACATATGAATTTCCTTCAACCTGAAAGATATTACACTATTTTAATTCAAAGTACTATTGATGGATCAACAGTTGTATTTAATGACCAATACTACTTTAAAGTAATTAACGGATAATGGAACAAATAAACTTAAATAAACAAGTTTATGATAAAAATCAATACCAAAAGGTAATTGATACTTCCTTTACTCAATTAGTATCTGTAACCTCTTCCTTGGTTACATCATCAACTCCTCCAATTACAGTAGATCAATTTTTTCAGTATTACCAAGATTTGTTTTTTACTATACCTAAACTTGGAGATATAAATTCTCATGAGTATCTTATAAAAACGAGTACTGATTATATTGGTGTTTCACAACAAACAAACGACACAATCCAAGCATTAGTTGAGGAAGTAACATCTCTAAGACAAGAAAACCTTGGTTTACAAC